CTGACTGCTCACCTCTAGCATATAACCTTAACTTGTGAAAGTTATTATAGTTATGATGGTATCTACTATTTTGATAACCTTGCCCTTCATTAAACCACTCTCTCTGTATAGCTTTTGCAACTTTCAAACCATACTCATACGTAGATTTTTCTGCATCGCTTACAACTTGGCTAGGAAAATTTTTATAATAACTCATATTATCTCTTAATTAATTTTGACATATTTCCAGTATTGTTATACTTAGCAATACTAATATTTAGTTTTGATTTTTCTACTTTAACGTTTGGTGCGTACAAATGTCTATTACATGCCATTATAGCTAAACCGCTACTTATAGAAGCATCAAATTTAGTTCTTCTATTTATATCAAACTTTGCCCAATCGTTTAATGTTTTGTTAAAATATATATTACCATAATTACCTTCATTAATATGACCAACATGGTTTTGTATATATGTTTCTATAGCAGCAGCGTGAGCTTGTTTTATATCTTCACTTGAATTAGGTATACCACCTATTTCTTTTTCTGCTGTAGATAATTTATTCCAAGATTTATCAGGGCGATTCATACTATAACCTCTATAACCTCTTCTTCGTAAATAGTATAATAATCTTGGTTTATTATTTTCTGCTAGTAATGGCATACCGTAAAACACTAAAGCCATTAACACGTCTTCAAAAAATATATCAGCTGTTTGTGGTCTAGCTATATATTCTAAGAAAAAATGATTTGGTGGAGCGTCTTCCATGCTAAACTTTGTTAAACCATGTAAAGCTCCGTTAGAACCTCTTCCGTCTACAGTACCGCTAATATCGTAGCTGTCGCAGCCAAAAGCGCCCATATGATCGTTGCCAGGATATTTGATTGCATTTTTTATTATAATTTTATTTTGTAAATGTTCTTGTGGTATCCAGCTTATTTTAAATCTACCTTTTGGATCTGGGTAAAATATTACATTTGTATCTTTTACTCCATTTAACCATTGAAAGTTACCAGTAGAAATATTTATGCTACCTGTACCATCGTTATAATCTATTTGTTCGTATATCTTAACTAAGTTAAATATACTATTTTTTGCCTCATCTCTAAACGCATGCTCTTCAGTTCTTGGAAATTGACGATAAAATTCATTTAAAGCGTCTTGATCGTTTTTTAAACCATCAACTTCATTTTGCCAATAGTCTATTATACCATAATCTATTAGTTCACCGTCTGGTCCGAAAACATCATCACTTGGACTATTAAAGACTGGATGTCCGTATTCATCAATAAATCCTTCGTAGTTCCACTCCATAGGGATAAAGAGAGAATAAAGCCCAGACTTTGTTTGTCCATTACGGTTTCGTCTATTAACATCTGAGTCATTGTATAATTTTTTAAAGTTATTACCACCTTTATCTAGCGAATTACTAGTACTACCCATCATACACTTACCAACTACTTTACTACCTAAACGTAAACATGTTTTAGTTACACGCCAGTTGTTTAATATATTATCTGGTCTTTCCCATTTACCGCTTTCATCGTGCACTAATAAGTTTAGCTTTTCACCGTCATAACTATTATCACCTGTGTTTTTCCAGTCTATAGTTGTATCAAGCCCAACTAAATCTTCTTGCTTTTGGTTCGTAATAATTTTTTTACGAGTAAACTTACTCGCAGGTACACGGTAAGCAAGCTCAGACTTAGGTCTATCCATACCATCTTGTATCGGTTTAAAGAAAAACGGATAGTTAACAGATATTGGTACAACTTTGTCGGTAAACATTTTTTTAGCATCACTTCCACTTTTTGATAATATTCCATATCTACTATCACTTGCAAGTGTTGCTAAATTAACCGTTTCAGCTGATGACATGAAAGAAAAACCAGATCTTCTATTTTTTAAGTAGCACATACCATAACACCTCGTATCAGCTTTGCATGCTTCCCAAAACAAATAAAATATTCTATTTGCTTCTCTAAAATCAGGTGCACCCACATCTATTTTACTCCACTGCAAGTACATATAGTGACTACCCGTTATGTAAGTTGGTTTACCTTTATTATCAAACCAAAAACCTTCGTCTCTACGTTTAAACTCTTCGTCTATATAATCATACCACTGGTCTTTAGCTTCTTCAGGATAGCTACGCCAGTCAAATATATTTTTTAATTTAGATAATTCTTTTGGATATTCTATCCTTTGCCATTTTCGCTTGGCATGCACGTACAAGTTGGTTGGCAGCTTTGGTAACGCAATGCGTAAACCTTGCACTTCAAGTATTTCACCAATTGTCCCATTTTTTGATATAACGATAATATCATGTTCTTTATTATACCCATATTTCCATTTTTTACCTTTATTCATACGAGTTATAGTCGTACGCTTAACAGGTTCGATTATTTTAATTAGTGTTTGTTTGTAACTCATCTTGATCTACCTTCAGCAAAACCTTTAAATACTTTTTCTTTTTTTTGAGGTTCTTTACCTTCAAGTATATTCTCTTCTTCTTGTATTCTGTTTAATATTTCAAACGCATCAAATATAGCTAGCTTCTTTGTAGCTGCAGCGTTTTTTAATCTATCAGCACTAACATCATCTTCCGTGTTAGTTATTATTTTTTCTTTAGCAACGTTAATCAGCTCTTCAACTGCCTTGTGCCCAGCTTGGATTATAAGTTTCTTCGTTTCCTTGATATTCATATTTAATTGTAATAAATTGGTTCATAACTCTATAAAGTTTTACACCATCTATTATAAATTCATATTTAGAAAAAGGTGTGAAACCTACAAGCTCATCAACTTTAAACTCACCATCAGTATATTTAATTATACCTTTATATGGATCTTCTTGTTCTACGTTATACTTATCTTTTGTTTTTATAGGTTGTACAAAACAATAACCTTTCATTGGCTTCCAATTGTTTTTTGTTTTATACAAAAATATTTGATCTTCCTTAACTAGATAAGTGTTTTCGTTAAAAAAGCTTCTGCTATTTTTTTCTATATTTTTAACGTTATGCCAACGTCTAAAAACGTTGTGGTGTACTATAATAGTATCACCTGGTTTTATATCTGTTTTAAAAGCGACAGGTGTCGATATAACTACAGCTTCTCTATTTACAAACTCGTGATTAAATATTTCTGTGTTTAATATTAAGTTTTTATCACCAACTTTTTTAGTGTTATTATATCTGTTTCCTTTTGGTTTTATAACAAAGTCAAAAGGAGCTTTCACCCTTTCTTGTTCTTTGTTATTTTAGAACCAGGTTTAATTTTTTTACCGTACTCGTCATAACCACGTTTGTATCGATCTTGTCTTCTTTTAAGAACGTCACTGACACTACCTCTTGGTGCCAAACCTCTAAAAGCCTCTTCGTATTCAGTCTCAACATCTCTAGCAGTTACACCATCTGTAGGCCCTGCTGTAGGAATCATTGGTTTTATTTTTCTTTTTAGTGCCGATACCATTTTTAATAGTGTCGGACTTTTCATTTTAAATGCCATATTTTTAATATTCTAAGTTATATTCTACAGATACTGCCATGTTTTTATTGAAGTCTTTCCATGGTAATATGTCTTTGTTTTTTTTGATGTAAATAGAAAATTTGTCTTCTTCTTCTATTATATTACAAATAGTATGACCACCGTAAACTTCTTGACCAACAGAATAATGCATAGCATCGTTTTTGTAATCTTTACCTACTGTAATCTTTCTAATTAGTTTGCTCATCGTAGTTTATTTTACCATTGTTAATATCTATTTTACTAGTACCGTATTTAGTTTCTAGTTCTTTTTGAAAATTTTTCATGTTGTCACGAACATCATTACTATAATGTATTAAGCCATGTTTTTGTACTTCTAATGAACCAACTTGTATTTCAATTTTATTTATTTCATTAACTAAGCTTTGTATTCTATTTAACTCTTCATTAGTTACTTTTAAAGCCTTTTTAGGCTTTGGTGTTTTTCTTTTTGCCATTTTATTTAATTTAAGTTAATTTAATTTATTTTTATCCTCTTCCTTTAAAACCTAAAGTTACGGTTATAGGTTTTGCATTCATAAACTCATCGTCTGCAGAAATAGCGCCAACATTGTTAGATGTTAATACTATACTATTGACTGTTAGCGATGCGATTGTTCCTATAGGTGTATTTGAGTCGTGTATGTAAACAGTATCACCTGCTCTAAAAGCTTTTCTTGGATCAATTGTTTTAGTTGCTATAGTTGTAGCTGAGTCATCACTAACACCAGCGTTAGATAAAACTCCTGTTGAAAAATCAAACTCACCACCAGAGATACCAGCTACATATATTCTATTTGTTGTTTGACCTCCTAATGCATTGTGTTCTGGTTCTATAACAACAGGCCCTACATGCCCGTTATTACCAGTAACATTAAAATGATATATACTACCCCCATGTCCTCCAAGATTTAATTTACCAACTCTATTACTATCAGCTTCAAATTTCATTATACCTATTAATACATCTGGTAATTCAAAGCAACCAGATAATTGGCCGTTTTCATTTCCTAAAGTAGTTGGTGCTACTCCGTTATTGCTTTTTGCAATTAATAAGTTAAAATCATCGTTTACTTGAGTGCTTCCGTCTTCACCGTACATATGAACGAGTGCATCTACTATAGCATCTGTTCCTAGTGGAAGATCTATAGCTTGCCAATCAAAAAGAATATCACCTTGCGAAAAAGGAGCATCACCTCCATCAGAACCAATTACTTTTGCTATAGCTCCATCAATTATATCTGGTCTAAATGTTTTTTGAAAATATCTCATAATTTATTTTTTTACTTTTTCTAGTGATCTACCGCCAAAGTAAGCACCAATCACTGTTATTAATACTAATTGTAAGAGATCTACATAAGAGTCTTTTACGTTAAAATTTATTGCACCAGCATCTATAAATACTAATAACACTGTGCTTACTACTAAGAACACTAATACTAGTGGTCTTATATTTTTACTTAACCATGAATCACTATTCATATCAAGTTTCCATCTCTCAGTTACTTGCTTTTGCATTTCAGCTTCGTAACTCATTATCATATCTTTTATTTTTCTTTCAGCTTCAAGCTTTTCTTCTTTTGTTGTAGTTAAGTTATCTAAAACTCCACCTACGTTTTTTACAAGTTCACCAGCACCAGCTGAAAATATTTTACCTAACACACTCATTTTAACCTGGGTTTGGAAACCTACCAGAAAACTCTGTGTCTAACATAGTAGGTTTTTTTCTTAATTTACCGAAGTTAAATTCCTCTCTTCTTTTTTTTTTAGCTTCAGTAACTGAAACGCCATCACCTATGAACTCAGTAGCGTCTTTTTTACTAAAACCGTTTCTCATGAAAACTTTTAGTTTTCTTTCGTACTCTTGCTTACTCATATCCGCTCCTTCAAACGCTGGTTCAAAATCTTGCTTTTGATCAAACGGTGTAGTTCTAGAGTTTAATTTACCACCTAATTTCTTTTTTCTACCAGTTCTTAGTTTCATTGCAGCAGGTGAATTAGCCATTTCTTCTTTAGCTTCTTGTTTAAGTAGTTCTTTACCAGCATCAGCATCTTCTTTTTTCTTACCACCACCAAAGACACCTCTAGCAACTTCAGACATACCACCTGTTGTTAAAGCTAAACCTGCTCTACCAATTTTGCTACCTGCAAATTTTTTAATAGCACCCATTATTTTAGCTGGACTTTCTTTTTTCATTGTAAACGCCGACGAGCCTGGTCTGTAGTCGTTTGTTTTATTAGCCATTGCAGGATCTTGCTTTATACCAGGAAGCGTGTGTCCTTTCATTGTAAATTTTGCTTTTGTTTTTCTAGGCATTTTTTTTATTTTTAAATTGTTGTTTTGCTTTTGTACCAGCTTTATAAGCTAGTTGTTCCCAAGGAAAGTTTTTATTTCCTTCTTCTAAATATTTTCCTTTATATAATATCTTACCGTTTTTTCTAGGATATTTTTTACCTCTCCACATTACGTAATCATCTGTATAGCCTAACTCACCTTTTTTCATACGAGCCATGTGATCAGCTTCATGATTTATTACTTCTGCTTCTAATGCACTACCTTTTGGTACATCTTTACTTACAAACACACTACCATCGTTATTAGCTTCACCAGCTATGCCTTTATCTAGTTTTTTTCTAACTAGTTTAAAAGCTAAATCTTTGTGTTGTTTAGTACCTTTAATAATAGACTTGTTTACTTTAAACGGCATTATCTTGCTTTATCTTTTATCATATCATCTATAGCTTTATTATAAACTTTATCTGTGTATGATTTGTTATTAAAAAATATACTTCTTTCAGATGTAGGTAAGTCTTCTTCAGCTAAAAGTATTCTATATATTCTACTTATAAGCTGAGAGCATTTAAATGAAGTTTTAAAAACACTGTACTTTATAGTTGTTCTGTTACGATGTCTCCAAGCTTCTATCCAACCATCTCTTCTTAATTTTTCCCAACGGTTTTTATCCCAACTCATAGTATAAACTCCGTTTATAAAATCATTTCGTGTAAATCTTTCTTTACAATCTAAGTAAATTAATAATTCTAAATCTGCGTCTGTTAACCCGTAAGTTTTACAGGCCCATTTACGTACGAGCCTGTAATACTTAAGGATATTTAATTCACGCAAATCTTGCGCGGTTAATCTCATTCAAAATTAAGCTGCTGCCGCTACTTGAACTGTTATAGCTACGTCAGTAATGTTGCTATTAAAGAAAGACTGATTAAGAAGATCAGCAATAACAATAGCACCACCATTAGCGTGAGGACCAGCATTTATAGCGGCTACTAAAGCTTTTGCTACGTCATCAGCAGTGTCTTGAGCTACAGTTAAAACAACTGTATCAGAAACATTAGATGGATAAGCATTTGTTGCTATTTCAATTTCACCTTCAATAGGCTCAAAGAATAATGTTAACTCAGTTCTTGTAGTACCAGTGTTACTCATACCTCTAAGTTTAGAAGCAGGCACACAGTAAACATCATGAGCCGCATCGATCTGGCCATTAGTACCAGCTTTTGAAAAATACAAAAAATTTGTGTTCATTTGTTTTTTTTTAATAATTAATAATTTGTTTTTGTTTTTAAGTTTAAAGGTTTTAGTTTATGGTTTAGGTTTAATCTATTAGTACCACGTCTTGTTGTTTAATAACATGGTAAAAATTTTCTTTATGCTGAACACCATGCCCAGCGTGTTTATCGTAATATATAATATCATCT